AGATATACAACATAACAAGAATCGGTACTTGCTACTGCATCTGAAAATGTAATGGTAGTTCCACTAGCTGTATAACTTTTACCTGAACCCTCTTCTTGTTTTACATTATTAATATATACAAGAAGTTCTTTGCCATTTGCAACAGAGTTAGATAAAGTATAACCAGTGCTTCCATCACCTGTAATGGTTTGAGTTTCAAAGGATGTATAGTTTCCCTCTAACTGATTTCCTAAATACGGCATTATGTAATCTCCATAATGGATAATATCACGTCTGTTGCACCTGATGCTGCTACTGAAATAGTATCAGAGTCTTCTAGTACAACTTTATTACCTGAAAGTAATTCTAGTGAAGAACCTGAAGGTATGGGAGCATTGGTAACTAATTCAACATTTTGATTAGCTTCATCATTATTACCAGCTCTTGCTGATGTACTAGAACCCAGTGTAACAGTTGCCGTAACTTGGCCAGTTGTTGTATTACCAAGCATTAAACCTAATACTATGGTTGACACAACACTCCCTCCTGCTGTATAAATTACATCAGAAGATGTAACACCTGCCTTTGTTACCACCTTGAATGTATTTGCCATTTATTTCTCCTAGATTCTAAACTATATTATACTATATTTGTAGGGTTTTATCAACAATTATTTACCCAAGCGCAATGGCTAAGGCAGTAGCTGAATCATCTGTTACAGCTTGTAATACAGATACATCCATCTTTTTAAGTGTACCACCATCACTTACCAATAACTCATCTGTTGTTTCTAACCCAGATGTTAATGCTGTCTGACCACTAATTACATTATCATTCAACATACCACTTTCAATAGCATCATTAGCTATTGTTACTACTCCTGCATCACTTGCAGTTGCATCACCAGACATAGCTGAGTAAACATATTTTTTCACTCTTGTTAATTCAGATTTTACTTCTGTTCCACCTGCACCATCATCAACAATAATTAAATCAGCATCTGCTAAGTCTGCACCAATATCACTAGCACCATCAATTTCCAATGCACTTAATGCAACCTTACCTGCTGTAGATATTGTACTTAATTTACTATCTCCAATACTGCCTGCAAGTTTAGATGCAGCAATACTACCTGCCAACATATCATTTGATACTGAGCCTGTATCACCTGTTCCTACTAATGTACCTGTTGTTGTTGGAAAACTAATAAGAGCTTCTGTATGATTTATTTTATTTGAGCCTAATACAATAGCATAGTTACCCATATATCCATGACTAGAACACTGATAATATAATATGCTTGGTGTATCTTCATCTACAATTATTTCTGTATATGTACTAGTTGTTGTAACATTTGTTGTGTACGCTGTAGTTTTATCAGCATCTAAATAAAATCTAAATGGGTGACTTGACATGTCACTTGAACTAAGAACAAATCTATAATAATAACCTGAATTAGAAGTTACATTATCCACACCATGTAAAGTTAATGCTGGTGACTCTACACCATTAATATAATAAGCAAGACCACTTCCATCTCCTTGATATGGATGTGCTGATTTAGATGCAACAGTTACATTAAATATAATTGGGTTAGAAGAACTACCATATGCACCACTAACAATGTTACCATCAACAACAACTTGACCTGTGCCTTTTGGTGCAATATTAAAATCAATATTAGTATCACCACCTGTTGCTGTTATACTAGGTCCATTGCCTGTAGCTGCGTTTGTTACATCAAACTGATTTACTGCACTACTTGTTGTCTGAAAAATAATTTGTTCATTACCATTTTCATCACCAATAAAGTGAGCATCATCTATAAGTATATTATTACTGTTCGTATCTAAGTCGCCACCTAATTGTGGTGATGTATCTGCAACAACCTCTGTTAAGCCACCTGCACTTGAAATAAGATTTGTTACAGATACTTTCTTTAATGCTCCTGCATCAGCATCATGAATAAGTATGTCATCATTTGTAATGTCAACATCTGCTGAACCTAATTCAGTTTGACCAGTAATAACATTTGCATTTAACATTCCACTTTCAACAGCCGAACTTGCAATTGTAACTGCTCCTGCAGATGATATAGTTACGTCACCTGATACAGCCACAGGATTAAAGTTAGCTCCATCAGCAACCATGATGTGACCACTGGTGTTTGTACCCATTGTAAGGTCATCACCTGTTATTGTTAAATCACCTGCTATTGTAGCATTTGCACCACTAAATGTTAAAGCAGTAGTTGTACCTGATTTAATTATTAAGTTACCTGATGTATTTGAAAAAGATGCATAAGGTGTACCATCAGCTTTTAATACTATATCATCACCACCTGCATCTAAAGTAATATCAGCAACAGCATCCACTGTTAAATTGTTTGCTGATATAGTTAAGTCTGTACCGTCACCCTCAATTTTTTCACTATCACCACCAAATACTATACCAACATCATTTGGCACATGTATGTCAGAAGTAGCTGTAAGGTTTATCTTTGCTCCTGAAGTAATTGTTAAATCTGTATTATCGCCTTCAATTTTCTCACCACTACCAAATGTTATACCCACATCTGCAGGTATTACAATATCAGCAGTTGCTGTAAGATTTATGTTATTACCTGTAATAGTAAGATCTGTGCCATCACCCTCTATCTTTTCACCGTCATCACCAAACGTCAATCCTATATTAGCAGGTATATTAATATCACCACCAGACCCAACAGTTATACTCAGATCAGTTCCATCCGATTCTATTTTTTCAGCAGTAGCAAAAGTAAGTCCAACACCTGATGGAATATTAACATCAGCCACAGCTGTTAGATTAATGTTATTACCATTTATAGTTAAGTCAGTGCCATCTCCTTCAATCTTTTCACTATCTCCACCAAAAACAACACCTACATTATTAGGTATATGTATATCAGAGGTAGCTGTAAGATTAATTTTAGCTCCTGATGTAATAGTTAGATCAGTATTGTCTCCCTCTATTTTTTCTCCAGTGCCAAAAGTTATACCAACATCTGCAGGTACAACTATATCAGCTACAGCAGTAAGGTTAATATTATTACCACTAATAGTTAAATCAGTACCATCACCTTCTATTTTTTCTGCATCATCACCAAAAGTTAAACCCACATTAGCAGGAATATTAATATCAGTAGTAGCAGTTAAATTAATATCATTGCCAGAAGCAAAAGTAAGGTCTGTTCCATCAGAGGATATATGTTCTCCACCTTCATCAAACAAATATAATTTTTTAGTACTATCAATTACAATGTCATCAGAGAATTTAAAGTGGTCTTCATCTTCCATCCATATGATAACACCATCATTAGTCTCACCATCAAATGTAACAGTAATATCTGTACCTGCAGTTCCATCTCCTAAAGTTAAACTAGTGCCTAGTAACTTAGTTATTGGACCTCCCTCTGCAGCAGTTCCATCATGTGTGTGACCTGTAGAAGCTGCAAAAGCATTTAAAACAGCATTAAACTCAGCGTTAATAGGTGCTGATTTAACAATCTCATCTGCTTGAATATCAGCTGTATTTGTTCTTGTATAACCTGTTCCCATTACCTCACATCTCCTAATCCATAAGTTATTGTGAATCCCTGTATACTGTGTGCTGCATTAGTATCTTCTGCAACAAAACGAAAGGATATTGATTTACCTGAACCTGTAAACGTAGAAGTCTCTACAGGAGCAGGGTTACCATCATAAATTTGTGTAGTATCAAAAAGAGCTGAACCATAAACGGCTGCAGGACTTGTATTTTCTATTAGTAAGTTTGACGGTGTTGCTACATCTGTATCATCAAAGTCATAAACTACACCTAAAGATAAAGAGTTTGTACCCTCAGATCTTAAATATGTTGACACATCATAAAATGTTTTTCTTATTCTTGGATTGCCAAAGTATAAGTAAGGTGTCTGATAAATACTTAATATATTAGAACCTGCAAAAGATGTTCCTGATTCTTGTGCATATACTTTACCATTAGCATCACCGTGTATTACAGTTTCAGTTGTTCCTAAATATCCACTGTCTGCACATGTAACAGAAAAACCAAATAAAGTTGAAAACTCAAAATTAAATCCACCACCTTGAGGATTTTCTCTTAATGCACCTAGTATGCCTGTTGAACTTGTACCTGAAAACATATATCTAAACTGAGACTTTGATCTAATTAAAAGAGCAGTTAGTCCTGATAATGTTTCTGTAGATATTGTATTTTGAATTGTCTTGTGTATCTTTTTTGACACAGTTTCAAGATTAACGTCACCAATCTTTGCAGTACCACCAATAGGTCTAATACCATCTGGAGCTAAAAAGATTAAGTCACCACCAATTTCTAATACACTATCTGTCGCTAGGCAACCTAAGTTATTTGTAACATTCTCTAAAACAAAGTCAGTTCTATTATTACCAACAAGTCTTTTAATATTATTAGTTCCAAATATGTAAAGAATATTACGAAAAACTTTTATTGCGACTATATCATAGCCTACATTAATATTACCTGCACCATTAGCAGGAGTAAAATCAGTTTCAGCAAGAGGCGCACTAAAAAATAGTTGATCTTTCTTTGCAGGATCACCTGCCAAAAACAAATGATTTTGATATACTTCTGATATAACAGGGTCAGTAGGTGCATTAGAATCTGTTATTTGTACGTAACCATTACTAGCATCATATAAAGCTGCAGGATTAATACCATCTGTTAATACTACCTTTGGTGTACCAAAATTTAATTTAGTAAATCTAACTTTTGTAACACCAGTCATAGTTGGAGAGCCTGAAGTAGTAATAGCAGTCCAAGAAGACCCATTCCAAAAGTGAAGATAGTTAGTACCTGAAGATGGTTTTCTTGCAGCTAATATACCATTGTTTATTCCATCAGCTACACAAACACCTAAAACAGCACCAGTCCCTGTAACCGTTCCATAAGCATTTGAAAAACCACTTATTCTTCTATAACCACCTTGTAAGTCAGGTTCATAGTTTAAAAGTTTTGTAGCACTTCCCGGAGATTCTTCTCCTTGAGACAAAACATCACCTGACGTATTTAAGCCACCTCTGCAGATAGCTTTAAATGTTTGTATATTGTCTGCCATTTATGAACTTAAACTTAACATGTGTGAAGAAAATTTAGGTCTTTGTATCATTGTAGACTCTACGTACAGTTTATCATCTAATAATAATCTACGCATTACTTTCATACCCTGCATAAATTTTTGCTGATGTATCTGTGCGCTTTGTTCGTTTGACCTAAATCTCATCATATAAACCATTGCACCATCTATAATAATATAATTAAATCTTTCAGGTATTATTGGAATATCATGTGTACTATCTGTTCCATCAGTAGCAACACCTGTAGTAGCATTAGTTCCTAAAGGATTTGGAAATTTATAATACACATACTCTACTACATAAGCTGCATTAGGAATAGGTGTAACTCCAAATTTTTCTTCTGCAGTTTGATACACAAGATTAGGAGCAGCTCTACCACCTGTACCTGAAGCATCTTCTATAGTTCTATAATTTCTAGTATAACTTTCAAAAGAAATAGTAGGTAGTGCTTTAGCTGTATTAGACTCTGAAGTTAGTGTCTTTAAATAAAAAGTATCCCAATCCACTGAAGACATATCTGAAGGAAAGTCATAAGTTCCTGTGCCTTCTGTTAGTGTTTGAGATTGTGTTGTTTTTAAAAATGGAAACTCATGTCCATCTTGCAGTATTTCTCTTATCGAACTATTAATAGAATCTTTTGCTATAGCCTGAACATTCTTAGCTCCTGCAAAAGTATCTGTTGTAAGAGTTACTTCATTAAGTCTACGCAGTAATTCATTTGTTAAAGTTAAAAATGTTGTTGCCATAATTTACCTTTTCTAAAAATCTACACAGTATTCCATATAAGTACTTTTTAAAATTGTATCTTTATCTTGCCATGTAGGTGCATAAACACACTCTATTTTTTTATATCCGTTTTGTTTAGCATAATTAAATCTATTATTTCCTATAGCACAACGGTATTTTAAATCTTGTTCTGTTGCTTTAGTTGGATCTATTCTGTGAGATTGCTCTTGTGCATAGATCATAAAAGTTTCTTGTAACCAAACTATTGGAGGCCAAAGCATACCTCTTTCGTTCAAAGATTTATTTATAGCATTTCTAAATCTAAAATCTTGTAAAGCAGCCTCATCCATTTGCCAATAAACTTCATCTATATTAAAAATTTTAATATCCCATTCAGGAAGTTTATTTTTTGCTTTTAATATCATTAGATAAATTAAGAGGGCAAGTTGCCCTGCCCCCCTAAAGTTAATTATTAAGCAAGTAGATCTCTGTCTACCTCATCAGCTCCATCTGCTGCAAAATGAACAGTGCTTTGATTACCAATAGCATCTATATCCATTAATATAGCAAATATACGAATCTGCCCTGTATTAGGAGCAGTTGATGTTGCTTGAAGCTCAAGATCAATTGTATCAGCAGCTGTAGTAACAATAATAGGATTAGCTGCAGTTGCTGCAGGGGTTAAATAACCAACTCCTGAAGAGAGATTTGATGCGTTATCATCAATATCTACTCCACTTACATAATTTGTTACGTCTGTGCCTCCAATAGCTGTGCCTGATGCTGTAAAACCAAGGTTTACAGTGTTACCATCAGCACCAGATTGAACTGATTCAATCATCTCTGCTCCTGCTGTTAATACCATAGTATTAGCAGGTACAGAAATAGCTTCAACAATATCGCCTGCACTAAGAGCATCTAGATCAGCATGTCCAAAATCTATGGTAGTTTGAACCATATAAGGTTTTCTACCCGGATTACCCATGCCTCTAGCATCGACTTTAAATGTACTAATTGTAGCCATTGTTTATCCTCCCTTAAGCTGCGTTATATTTAGCAGTTACGATAGCTTCAGGTCGAAGTATCTTTCTGCCATATAAGTGCATACCACGAACAATGTCTGCAAATGAGTCAGGATCACGATATGTTTCTGTTTTACTTAACTGCTCGGCAGTAGCAATAGCAGAACCATGACCTGCAACAAGCACACCAAAGTTTGCATTTTGGTTTGCAGAACCTGATGTACCTGCACCTGTACCCACTGAAGGTAAGTTACTAGATACGTAAACTCTAAATCCTGCTAAGTTGTTTAGAACAAGACCATTCTTAACTGAAGCTTCTGCATAGTCAGCATTAACTAGCTTAGAATTTTCATCAGAAAGTAGTTCCATAAACACAGGGTCAATGACTAACCATCTATCCTGAGTATCAACTTGCTGTTGATTTAAAAGTCGGTTCATTCTATTTACAATCTGCATTGGTGATGCAGTTGCTGTTGGAACAGATGTAGCACCATTTGGAACATTAGCCACAGGAATTGAATGATCTCCTGCAGAAGTTGTTGTTATGTTACCAAAAGAACTTTTAATTAACTTCATAGAAGTAAGAAGTTCATCTGATCCTGCTGTTGATACAGACTTAGAACCATTAACACTAGTATTAACAGCGTCAGCTACAGAGTGTAAACTTGACTGTGAATAACCTGATAGATAACCTAATACCTCTTGGTCATACTGGTCAGACAATCTGTATGCAGCTCTGTCAGTTGCAAGTTGCATAAAATTTACATGACTGTGGGCTTCTTCAATGTCATCCATTTTAAAAGCATAATAGTTTGCTTTATCAACGACAAGTTGAAAGTCCTCATCATCTAGATCTTGTGCAGTTACTTGTGTGCCTCTGGCATACGCTTTAACTGAAATTTCTGGTTCTTTGATAATCCTGACGGTATCGCCTTGATTAGCAATCTCTCCAAAATAATCAGAGTTTGTTATATCTCCTACAACAGTTGACTTACGGAATGCAAGCTGTACCTGTCTGGAGTAAATTACAGGTGAAAAATTACCATTAGGTAAATTCCCATGACCTGTTGCTGTTTGAAAAGCCATAATAAAATCCTCCTATTGCTTGGCTTATTTAAAAGCTAAACACCTTAGAAGAGGCTATACGTTCTAGAGTGCATTTAATAGTAAGATAGCAAGTCTTAAAATCAATGGGTCTATAATTATATAGGTAGTCTTTTATTAGTTTAGTCTTCGTATTACTTACACACAAAGGTAGTCTAAGTTAGAGGCTTTGTGTCTAAGGGTTAGTTATACTGATAAATTCTTATTTGTCAAGTCTTTATCTAGCATTTCCTGATAAATCATAGATTATTTTACCAGATCTATGAGCTTCAGTAATCTTGTCAGCGTGCTTTGCATATTCTGCATCACTCATTTTGGCAATATCAGATTCTTTTATTCTATCTGACATTTCTGTAGGATCTACTTTTGTCTTAGATCCTCTATCTACCAACGAGGCAGCAGCTTTTCTTTTATTTTTCGTATCCGATCTTGTAAGTCCATTATCAACTTTATACAGATCAATAACACGTATAACCGAAGCAGCATCATCCGTATTCTCGTACAGAGCGTTCTGAACCCACTTAGGCTGTTCTTCAACCCAATTATGAAATTCATCGGAATCACGCAGTTTATCAAAGTCTGAATGTGCTTCCCTAATTTCATTTTCTGCACGACTCCTTGTTGCTTCTTCTTTTGCTTTGTTAAGTTCTTCAATTTGTAAGTTAGCTTTATCAAACATTTGTTTAGCTTTTTTATCAGCTATTGTTTCAACTATACCTGCTACATCTGGATATTTCTCTGCCCATGCAGCTATGTCATCATCTGATTTAGGTGGTACAAGTTTTTCTGTTTGACCTAACTTATCTTCTAGCTCCTTAATTTTGGCATTGTATTCTTTTTCTTTAGCAGCTAGATGTCTTCTTACATCTCCATAGCGAGTCTTAAAAGATTTTTCTTCATCGCTAAGTTCAACTTCTGGTTTAGCCTCTTCTGCTTTTTCTTCAGTAGCTTGACCTTGCTTTTCCATTAGTTCTTTTAGTTCTTCTTCTTCCTTTTTGATCTTGTCTTTATATTTAGATCTACTTCTGCTCATATATCCTGCAGTTTTTTGTGCTTCTACATTTTCTAATTCTGGCATTTTACTTCCTTTCTTGGGGTCAACATTGTTGAGTAGCCAATTTATTTACTGCCTAGGCCCTTTCCTCTAGGCTTCTTAGGGTTACGCTTTGGTTTACTTATTAGTCCTCCTTTGTTTATCATACCTGCAAAATTATCAGATGGATCTTCAAAATCTTTTGCTATTTTACCACTTTTTGACGGAGGTCCACCTGTTCCTTTAGCTTTTTGACGTTCATCATATTCTTTCACAGTAGTTCCTGAATCATTTATTATACTATCTTGAGTTATGCCGGGTATGCTAGTATCACCTGTATTTTTTTCATAGTTAGGGTCACCTTTATCTTTATCTTCTTCTTTAGTAGGTGGAGTAACTTTAGGTTTAGTAGGACTACCTTTATAATTAGCATAGCTAGGATTAGTTCTTGTTACATTTTGAACGTGACCAGCCATCATCTTTTCACTAGTTAAGAAGTTAACCACACCTTTTTGTACAGTATTAAGATTACCCATTGCTTCATTTATTTGTTTAGTTACTGCATCAGTATTTAAACCTTTTGCTTCCATAAGCGCTCTAACAGTAATAGCATTAGCAACACCAGCAGTTTCAAAAAATCCACCTATGATACCTAAGTTACCACCACCAATAGGTTTAAGAAGAGTATCTACCTCTTGATTCCATCTATCTTGATCCCAACCATTAAAGTTATATTGTGCTGGGTCTGCTCCCCAACCCGGAGGTGCATCTTTTCTTTCTTTATCATCAGACTGTTGTGTTGTTGTTTGAGTAGTAGATGGCTTAATAGTAGACCAAGGTGGTTGTGTATATTGAACATCTTCTGGAGGAGTTACAATACCATTAACAAATGTTACAACCTTAGACTCACCTGTTTCTCCATGATAATAAGTTACAGTTTTTGTTATATCATTCTGACTTGAAGCACCTGTTTGATATATAGGACTTACTGGAGTAAAACCTAATACAGCATAATCAGCAGGGTTAAAAGCAGGTTTAGCACCTTCTACTAATTTTTGATCTGCTAACACACCTTCATTAGCATAGATAGGTCCACCTTGTGCTTTCTTCTTCTTTTTCTTTTCTGCTTCACCTAAAGCAATCATTGTAACAGATACAGGCTCACCACCTATTCTACCTGTTTCTTCCATTTGTTTAAGACCTGCTTTAGCTTCCATTCTAAGATCTTCAAAAAACTTTACACCATAATACTGAACAACATCTGCAGGAACAACATACTCACCATCACTTAATTGTGCAGGAATATCATCACGAACTTCTTTAGCAAGAGATCCCGGAGGAATATCATTACCACTTATAGGATCTTTTTTAAGTCCATCATCTTTCATTCCACCTTCTTCGAATAAATTCATTTGTTGTTCCATAGTTATACTACTCCACCTTTACTGTATTTTGGATTTTTAGGTATTTGTTCAATAGCTTTTGTAAAATCAGGATTAGTCTTTTTGTTTACAATACTACTACCCTCTTCTGAAAGAAATGTTTTAGTTGAAGAATCATCTACGTATTTAGTTGGTAACTCTCTTATTACTTCTAAATTTTCAGGTTTTAAATGTATTATTTGTGGTTGAGTTAATGCATTATTTATTCCCATATTAATCTGATCTTGAATTTCAAGTTGTTCAGCTTTTTCTATATTTGCTAACGTAGTTTTCTTTTGTGATTCATTCATGTTTTTAGCATTAAATAATATATTTTTTAAATCTTCATCGTTTAAATATACTTTTGGTTCTGGAAAATCTTTTATTATTAAACCATCATAACCTAGTTCTTTTAATTTTTTAGTTATATTTGCACCTGTCTCAGATACTAAAGAAGTTCCTGCTTCAACCTTTGCTGTAGCTTTTAAATCTATTCCTGTTATTTCTTCAAGTTTTAAAACTGAATCAGGGGTTAAGACAAATGCATTTTTAAAATTTGTTTTAGCATGAACAGTTCTAGGTACACCTTTTGCAAAAGTATTAATAATAGATCTTTTACCATCATCTGAAAGTATAACAGGTTCATTAAAATATAAATTATTAGGATCTTCTAAATATACACCTTCTGATCCAAACATACTTCCACCATCATCATATAATGGACCTTTATAATCTTCCGTTTTTACAAACTGTTTAGGTTTATTTTTATACTTCTCAAGAAGTTCAAACTTTCCAGACTCAGGATTAAATTTTGACTCACCATAATCTCTAAAACCATGTACTAAATTTAATTCTCCAGAAAATATATGATTAGTAATTTCCTCTTCAGGCACTAACTTATTAAGTTTTTTATTAATATTTCTTATAGCTATACTTGCTGCATCACCAAGAACAGGTATAAGACCTAGTCCTAAAGCTACTGCACCTACACCAACTCCAATCCAATCACTATTTTCATAAGAGTTTTTTATCTCATTTGCAATGATAGATTCACCAACTACAGGTACACTTTCTAGTGCAAGTTTAGCTGCACCCATTGCTCTATTGGTTGAAGTTTTACCTGTTAAAAAACTTGCATCTGGATTATCATATAGTCTATTAATTAAACCTGTTTGATTGTTAGTTAGACCTCCCTGATTAAAGCCAAGAGGTGCAGGTTCTTTACCTTCTAAAAATGGTTTATCACTACCTTTAAGTTTCATACTTCTAGATCTTAATATTTCTTTAGAGTATCTAGAAATAATATCATGATATTTAACAAGGTTAGGATCAAGTTTACCTAAAAAATGTTCAAAACTTTCTGTATCACCAACAAGTTTATTTAAGTAAGATTTAAAATCTTCTTTTCTTTCAGGAGTAATATAATCTTTTGTAACTTGTTTACAGTATTTACAATCAAAATTTGTAGACCAACTAGGTAGAGTTTCACCATAATAAACATCTTGTGCATGTAGGTATGCATGAGAAAGACCACGTTCAAAATTTTCCCAAGGTAATATTGTGTTAATATAAGCTATTCCCTTAGTTGACTCAAGAGAGTTTAGAAAAAATAGAATATCTTGTTCACGTTCTTCTTGAAGTTTACTTAACTGTACTTGTTTATCAGGAGAAACATCATATGTTTTTTCAATATTATCACTACTAAAAAAATCTAATTGATATCTAAGATAGTTTTCTATCATACGTTCAGCATGATGACCAGCTTCATGTCTAAATATTTCATCTCTTCGTTCAAGTAAATTTTTTCTAATAAAATTCATTCTTTCTTTACTAGGAACATCATAACCAAGACCTTCAAGTATTTTTCTTTCTTCTGCTAATTTTAAATCAACCTCTTCATTTTTTAAATCCTGTAAAGGAATCATTCCAATTCTAGGAAAATAATCAAAAACAATTTTTTCCCTTATGTTTCCTTCTTCATCTTTAACTAAAACTTTTCTTTCATGATCTTTTCCGTCACGACGGTAATAACCAGTTACAGCAACTGTATCTTCTACTCCTTCAGGTAAAAGAGATCTTAATTCACCAGTAACACCAAATGTAGGAGAAATTTGTAATTCTTCTAACTGACCTTCTCCTGAAGAGTCATACATAAAGCTACCTGTAGTTTCATATAATTCATCAAGTGAAAGAGCAGGTTTTCCTGTATTATCGTAATTCATTGTAGTCATATCAGATAAACTCTGTAAAGCTAATCCAATATTAGGGTTTTCTCTAGTTCTTTTACTATTAAAATGTTCTACAAAAAATTCTAGGTCAGCAAAACTTTTTTGTTTTAAAACATCAGGATTAGATACAAGAAAATTATTCTTTGTTTGCATTACTATTTAACTCATCTCTAAGATATTTCATTCTACGTAAACAAGCAATAGATCCCTGTAACTTATATATCATAGGCATCTCAACTGTTTGCTCTAAAGTTTTATGTTGTTTAGCTATAGCATCATCTATATATTCTACAAATGAATCCCACAACTCTTTGTCACTAGTGAGTTTTCTCAACTTCATCATTATTGTATAGGTCCTCGATTACCTGTAAATCCGGGTTCTTGTGGAGTTGGTACTGAACCAGTTCCTATTGTACCACCACCAGTACCTTGTGTATCTTCTACTTGTCCACCCGGAGGAGCAGGGGGTTGACCTTGCTGAGGTGGTTGACCTTGTTGTGGAGGTGCAGGAGGTGGATTATCTGCTTGAAACTTTTTAAGTATTTCTGCTTGTACTGCAGCTTGACTCATAGAGTTAGCTACCTTATCAGGATCAAGATCCATACTCTTTGCAATCTCTCTAACAATATAATCCATTCTAGCAAAAGGAGCAAGTTGTGGATTAGATACTGTCTGCATAAACTGCATAAGTCTCTGACTTCTAACTTCATTAGCCATCAAGCTTTCTGTACCTTGTGCCTTAACTTCAAGATCACCTTTAATCTCTGGATCAAAATCAAATTGCATATTAAAATTAAAAAATGCTTTACCTAATGGTCCAAGTAAATAGTCATCTACGTTTTTAATAACATTTCTGATAGATCCGTTTGCAGCATTCATTAACATAGATATACCAGAAGCAGTTCTACCTACACCTTGTATACCTGTTTGTCCATGAGCAAACGAAGGAAAACCAGTAGACTCATCTGAAAGTTGTCTAGCTTTGTCAAACATCTGCATGTTTTCACCAGATACGTTAGGAAACTTAGTTCCAAATATTCCCTGACCCGGTGCGCCACCTTGTCTTCTAAATACTTTTCCCGGATATACAGTAAGATCTTGACCCGGCACTAAGTTAGTTTCATCTACTTCTATTAATAAGTTACCTGACAATGCAGCATTATCTACTGACATTCTCATAAAACCATTCATAAGAGTTTGTGTATCATCCATGTTTTCAGCAATACCAACACCAAATATATTATAAGGATTCATTTCATAAGGTGTAGCATAGTAGGGTAAATATGCAGGAGTAAAAGGATTCATTACTAAACGTAATACACAACTGTTACAAATCCATGCATTAACACTAACTTGCTCTACATCTTTTAATTCTTTTGGTATTTCAATATCGTACTGCTCTATAATTTCTCTATCTACAAAACCCCAAAATTCTAATACTTCAAATCTCTGAGAATAATCATCTTCATTACTCTCATCCATTGCATGTTCCCACCATTCTTTATTATAGTTTTCACCTATCTCTAATGCTTTATCAATAGCATTCTCTCTAAAAAATGGTCTACGTTTTAATGCACGTAGTTGTGAACGAGACATCTTGTGTCTCTCTATAACATATTCTGCTTCATCCATATTGTTTGCATCTGGATCAGGATAGAAGTTCCAGATAGAAACATTAGAAGTTTGTGGTACAGTTTTAAATACTGGTTGATATTCACCCTCTTCATCCCAGTTAGCATATTCTTTATCAACTGCAAAAGGTCCTTTCATAATACCAGTACCAAATAAAGCAGCTTCAAATGCAGCAGATCTTAATTGTTTCTTAGCATTAGACTCTTCTAATTGATCGTGTATTTTCTTTTCCATCTTTTTAGCTGCAACCATTGCAGGATGAAACTGCACAGCTGATGGACTTTTGCCCGGTTTAAACTCTACATCTTCCTCAACTGCGCTCAGATCGTCTTTAAGAGGCCCTACACGCTCTTTAAATTCTGGCAGTGTTTCCCCCGGTAAAAGTTGATTTGGGTCTGTAGCCCCTGTTTCTGCGCCTCCTAGAGCCTCTTTGAGTTGTGGGTTAGTTTCTACACTAACTGTATCTTCTACTCCTTCAGGTAAAACAGTAGGATTAATACCTAATGGAAAACGATTACCACCAAATAATACTTCTACTAGTTGACCATATGCAGCTAATACTTTTGTTTTAGTAACTTTAACAAAGACTCTAGATTTTTCTGTAGAAGTAAATTGAACTTCAGGTCCATAGATACCTCTATAGTTTCTATAGGATTGTATCCATCTTTCCTCATCACTTCTTCTGGCAGTTTCTGCTTTGTTAAATCTCTCTCTAATAAACTTTTCTATCTGACCTGCAGGTTCATCATTAAGAGCATCTGCTTCAACATCTTCTATTGCTGCAGATTCTTCAGCATCCATTGCCATTTCTTCTAAATCTTTTACCATAGTCTATCCTTAATATCCAAATGTTGCATCAGCTGCTTGAAATCCAGTTCTTTGTGTTTCTGGATTGTAGTCAAATAAATTACTTCTAGGTCTTGTCATTATGCCATATCTTAAAGCATCATACAAATGATCCTCTGAATTAGTATCTACATCTTCAGAGTTGTTTTTATCTAAAGGAATTATCGGTAGTTGCGAGATAATATTTGTGCAGTTATTAAAAAACACCAACCTAGGTGCTTCGGTAAATTCATCAATTTGTAGTCTTCTGTGAATCTCGTTTTTACCTGCAATTCTACTCCCTTTACTTCTGTCAGACGGCCTCCATCTGCAACCTTTGATAATCATTTGTTCCGCCAACGATGGGCCAGTATCGCCACGCCTATGCCAAAGAGAGCTATCAAGTACACCGTAACGAATAGTTCCGTCATTTTGTTCTGCCTCCAATACCATATCTGCTAAATCAGTAGCTAATACTTTTGAGACATACAGTTCTCTATAGACAATTAGTTGTTCATCAGGAGCGACTGCAAACCATAAAACCCCTGTATAACTTCCGTAGCCATAGTCACAGGCTCTGAACTTAGTCCAACTAGAAGGTATATCGTAAGGCTGAACAACATGAGTGGCTCTGTTCCACTCAGGAAAAGCTGATCCTTCAGATACATCCCAATTTCCTTCTAATAGTTGTTTTCTTTGGTTCTCAGGAAGTGATAATAAGTTTGCCTCATACACTCCATCTTCTGCTAAATACGGATTGTCAAATAATGTAGCAGGTATAAATCTTCTTTTAAATAATGGTTCACCTTCTTTACTGTGACCTTTAGGCCACATTAAGATCTTACCTGTGTCTATGTCTGTTGCCCAAAAGGATGTACCATAAGGTGCAGGATCTACAAACATTTTCTTTACCCATTGATGACCCGGACCTCCGGGGTTTGTAGTAGCTCTCATATAAATAGGTAAACTAGTATCACTAGTACGAAGACGACTGCGTAAGTAGTTCCAAGCATAAGGAGTAGACCATTGTGTAAGTTCATCAAATCCAATCCAACTAAATGCTTGACCTTGGTATCTTGTTACGTCATCATCCCTATCTAAGTAAGAAAGCCAGAGTGTTGCTCCTGATGGTGCTACCCAAGTTTTATCTCTTTCTAAAAATTTTATTTCAGGTACAGCTTTAGGGTATAACTGTTTAGATACTGAAATAAGTTCTCTTAATTCTTCTGTAGTACGTCTTACTAATAATCCTCTAAAGTTTGGATTACCAAAGTAACGTACTGGATCTGCAAGCATTGCATATGATTTACCACCACCTGCTGATCCTCCATATAATACTTCACGTTCTCCTGCTGATAAAAAGTCTGTCTGTGGACCTTGATTAGGTTCAAATATTATTTCTTTTGGTTTTTCTTCAGGTTGACTGTAGACTTTCGGTTGAATCGGTAATTCTTCCAATTCTTTCTTTGGAGAGCTTTTCTGCTTTTTGTAACGCTTCTTTGTACCTTTTAGCGAGGTAGCTTTGAGTTGAAGCATTTGACTTACGTTTTTGTTCAATTTTAATTCTCTTCATTAAACCTACATGAGATATTTCTCTACCTGATTCTTTACTTAACCAGTTTGCAACTTGTCTATAACTATATTGCCTAATATACTTTTTTGCTTTCTCAAGTAATTCAAGCTCTGCAGGAATTGGTAAAAGTACATCTTTATCTTCTTTACTTTGTTTATAACCAAAAGGTATAACTCTTCCAACTCTAACTACAGGTTGCCAATCGTAGCCGTATTCTGTTTTCTCAGGCTTAGGTAATTTCCAAGTTCTATCAATTTTCATTTTTAGGTGGTAAAATAAATAGTGGACTTGCAGCTGATACTTCTACCTTATCAGTTTTTACAAATCCACCTCTATCTAATACATCCTTTGCTGCTATCATTCTTTCTTTATTTCCTAAGTCAGTAGGATTATCTATTACTTCAGCTAAAGAATAAGCAGCTTTAGTAGCTGTGGTAGCTATAAATTTTTTAGTTAGGTCTGCTATTTCTTCTTGTAGTGCATTAGTAATAGTAGAAGTAGCTAAGTCATGACTGTAACCTGCTAGTTTTTTAGCAGTAACAGGATTACCCTTAGCTTCTTCAAATAACACATCAAGAAACTTTTGTTGCTTTTCTGTAAGTTGTCTAGCCATTATGTATCTACCTTATCTGGTTGTTCTGTTCCGGGTATAACTTGACAAAATGGTTTTGCTTGAAATAC